AGCGTGGCGCAGAGAACGTCCAGCGTGGGGGTCTGCAAGGGGCTGATGGCTTGGTTCATTGGGTCATTCCTCGATAGTTTTGCGCAGAGCGCAGGAGTGCACTGACAATCTTTGCCGCGCACGATTTGAAATAGGCGGATTCCTCGCCCGGGTGGTTCTCAAGCTGCTCCTGCGCCTCGGCCAGCCACTGTTGCAGCTCACTGGTCGAGGCGTCGGCGTAGCACAGAAGAAAATCAGATGAGTCGATAGCGAACTCGGTGAGTGGCATATCGTTGAGCCATTGGCTGAGTGGTTGCGTAGGTGTCGGGGCAGACGTTGACCAGAAGGCGTCAACGTCCCGGGCTCGGTCGCGTTCAATAATCTGGTCGATGTGTAGTGCCATTTCGTTGGTTCCCATCGGTGGTTCGTTGTGTCGATGGGCCAACAATAGCGGCGCTATTTAATGCTGTCAATAGCTTTGCTATTTATTTTTTGATTTGGATATAAAAAACCCCGCTCGGTGGCGGGGCTTTCGCGGGGCTGTGCTTAGAGGGTTAGCCTTGAATCCATGCGTCGCGGGGGCGGCTTGCGGGGTTTTGTGGTGGTTTTTGCGCTGTATTTATCGGGGTTTTTGTTGCGGATTGCCCCTCCTGCAGCGCAATCAAAATATCCAATCGGTCGCGTATCTGCCGCGCCCGGTTGGCCGTCAGGTAGAGAAAAACAGGGGCCAGAAAAGCGCACAGCATGTAAAAAACGATGCCGATAAAAACCAAAATCCCGAAACCTGTGGCGAAAAAGTTTGATTCGGTTCCCATAATTTTTTCCACCTGTATGGTTAGATGACAGATTGCTTTTCTGATGTTTGGCGGCGGTATCTACCTGGGCTTATTCTGATCGAGTTGGAGGTACGACAGTGAATGATGATAGCAAACACACCAAACTTCTGCGCCAATCCGAGGCCGCAGAGCTGATACGGGTGCTCAGGGCTTTTTGTCACTCTGCGCCGCGGCCCGAAGCATCGCCAGAAACATTGCCTTGCGATCCTCCGATAAGCCCTGCCACAGCCGCGAAATTTCTGCATCTGATGCAGGATCACTAGAAAACGCAGGGCCGCCCGCGCTGGAAACGACATACCCGGGTACGGCAAAACGCTTACCAACGTAGTCCGGCGAAAAGCCCAGCAGGGAGGCCACAAACTGCACAAACTTGACCGGTGGCCGGGTTTCGCTTTTGGGTGAGATGTACTGCCACACCATGCCCTGACTGTATGGCTCGCCTTGTATCTCGATGCCGGCAATTTCGGCAAGGCGCTGCTGCGTCAGTTTTTCGCCGGACGCCAGCTCCCACTGCTTACGATGCGTCTTAAATGCCTGCTGAAAGCGCTCCTTTTCGGCGCGCTCCTCATCTGTCATGGGCTTTCGTTTTGTCATTTGCATAGTGAATAGCTCGCATAGCGAATAAACAACCAGCGCAGCTATTGACATTAAAAACTAGCAGCGCTATTTTTCGCGCATGAAAAAGACACCTCTCAGCGAATACGTTAACGAGCACGGACAGACCGCGACAGCGAAGCGCGCCGGCTTATCCCAGGGCGCTATCTGGCAGATGCTCCAATCCGAGCGCCAGATATTTGTGCTGGATTATGGCGACGCCATCGCACTGGAAGAGCATAAGCGCATCGGCAGAGCGGCCACCGCCGCATAACTCAAACCGTCCTCGTGGCGGTTTTTATTTGGCCAAAAAAAGGCCTTACGACTCAATCCGATTGAGTCGTAAAAGGAGGTAAAGCGTGCAAGAAGAGCTATTTCACGAAGATATAAACGCGGCATTAAACCACGTTATTGCCGCGATTGGCGGCATGAAGGCCGTGGGCGTTGAGCTGTGGCCGTCACTGTCTGCTGATAAAGCCGGGCGCAAGGTGGCCGACTGCCTCAACTCCGACCGGGCGCAGCAATTCCATCCCGACGAGCTGATCTGGATTCTCTCAGAGGCGCGCAAAAAAGGCGTCCATTCTGCGATGGCTTTCATTACCGGCGAGTGCGGCTATGCCGACCCGGTGCCGGTAGAGCCAGAGGATGAGGCGGCCAAGTTGCAGCGCGAGTTTATCGCAGCCCAGGCGCAAATGACGCAGATGCTCAAGCGTATGGAAAAGCTGAATTTGCCCGTAGTGCGGGGTGTTGCGTGATGCAGGCCATTGAGACCCATTACAAAGGCTATCGATTTCGCAGTCGGTTAGAGGCGCGCTGGGCCGTGTTTTTTGATAAGTGCCACATGCTGTGGGACTACGAGCCTGAGGGCTATGATCTTGGTGATGCTGGGTGGTATTTGCCAGATTTCTGGGTGCCAATCAGGTTCCATGAGCATGAGGGGGCAGGATATTGGGTAGAAATTAAAGGGCAAAAAACTCCAACTGAGAATGAATTTAATAAGGCTCGTGAGCTGGCCCTACACACGGGTCACAACACGATTATCTTATGTGGGAACCCGTGGCCGGGAGAGTGTAAGTATTACAAATTTAACCGCGACGGCGGATCTGTGGGCTCAACTGAGGCGTTTCTTAGCTACCCGGAGTTTTGTGATTCTGACATTCGATTTTTAAATACTTATCCTTGTGACGCGTCACTTTCTCGGTGGGTTGACCGCTTATTTCCCGCAAACTGCGGAATTCCGAATTACAAGAAAGCAGCGTTGGCCGCCCGAGCGGCCAGATTTGAGCACGGCGAGTGCCCGGCCTAATGCGCGGCAATCTCACCGGCATATTCGGCCCGGGCGGCTTTGACTCCCGCCTGCAGCCGGAATACGAGTCACCACCGGAGCAGCGGTTCAGCGATGAGCTGGCTAATTTCGGCATTGTCCTAAAAGACACCTTGCGCACCGGCGAAATTGTCCGATGCCCTATGCGAGACCAGAAAAAGGGCAAGCTAAACGGCTGGTACATCTATTTCGGCACCGACTACAGCAGCGGCATTGCCGGCGGTGTCTACGGCGATTGGCGCTACGCCGGCGAAAGTCACTACTGGTCGAGCATCTCTGACCGGGATATGACGCCCCAGCAGCGCCAGGCATATGAATTGAGCGTGAAAGCGGCCCAGCAGAAGCAGGCCGCGGAGCGCAAAGCCCGGCAGGATGAATCTGCCGCCGAAGCGCAGCAGATCCTCAAAGACGCGCCGCTCGCTATCGCGCACGATTACCTCACCCGCAAGCAGGTCAAGCCTTACGGCGTGCACGCCAGCGAGGGTGCCTTATTGGTGCCCATGCGCGACGTGTCCGGCGAGGTGCGCAGCTTGCAGCGGATTTATCCCAACGGAGATAAACGGTTCCTTGCCGGCGGGCAGGTAACGGGCTGCTTCCATTTGATTGGCTCCACACTGACCGAGCCGACCTACGTCTGCGAGGGCTACGCGACCGGGGCCACAATCCACCAGTTAACGAACAAGGCGGTGGTGGTGGCCTTCAACAGCGGCAACCTCGAGCCGACCGTCAAGGCGCTGCGTGAGGCCGGCAACCAGCACCAGCTCATCGTATGCGCCGACAATGACCGGCAGACCGAGGGCAACCCGGGCGTTACCGCGGCGAACAGGGCGGCGGGCGAGTTTCTCGGCGTCAGCGTCGTGGCGCCGGAATTCAACGGCACCGAAGGCACCGACTTTAATGATTTGCATATTTCCGAAGGTGCGGCGGCTGTTATGCGATGCCTGAGCCTGTCCACCGAAAAGCATCACGCAAAAGACCTCTTGCTGCCGCTCACCGGGCTGACCGCACAGGCACCTAGCTGGCTGGTAAAGGGCGTGCTCCCGCGAACCGGGCTGGGCGTGCTGTTTGGGCCATCGGGAGGCGGCAAGAGCTTTGCTGCCCTCGATATGGCGCTCTGTGTAGCCTCTGGCCGCGATTGGCATGGCCGGCGCATCAAAGCACCCGGCTCCGTTATTTATGTGTGCGGCGAAGGGCACCAGGGCGTGCTAAATCGCATCCTGGCATGGGAAAAGCACACCGGCATACCGGTGGCCGGCCTACCTATGCGCATCACCCGCAAGCCGGTGCGCTTTTTGGACGCGCAAGCCGTCAGCGAGCTCATGGTGGCCATTGAAGAGCACAACGCGGAACTGGGCGGCGTGGATCTTCTGCAAATCGACACACTTGCGCGCAACTTCGGTGATGGCGACGAAAACACCACCAAAGACATGGGCCGATTTATCGACAACCTGACCGACCTGCAGGGCCGGCTGGATTGTAACGCCATGATTATCCATCACACCGGACTGGGGGCCGACGATCGCGCCAGAGGGTCGAGCGCCCTGCGGGCGGCGTTGGATTATGAAATCCAGCACAAGGTATTGCCGACCGAAAACGATGAGCCGACGCAATTCTCGCTCATCGGCAAAAAGATGAAAGACGGCAGCCACATGACCGACGCGCACTTTTCGCTCGAGTTTGTCCCCCTGGGCATTGATGAGGACGGCGACGAATTTGGAAGCTGCGTCCCGGTGTCAATGGCCGCCGACAAAGTGGCCAGCGAGGCGACCGCAGACGCTCTCATGGAGGGCGCAAGGGAGCGGATTGTGCTGTCCGTACTGCGCGAAATGCGGGCCAAAATACTGGCCAATAAACCGGACATTGAGCGGGTGATTATCGAGCAAAAACCGTTCTATGAGGCGATAAAGGCGAGGGGAATTCCGCAAAACAAGACAAGCACCATGCGAGCCATTTGTGTGGCCAAAGGGCTACTTTTACCCTTGACCGGCGCTACCTACGAGGTAACAGAACTGGTGGAAAAACAATGACTTGCAAGGTTTTTACCCTCTTTACCCTTTGGCTTTTACCCTCGAGGGTAAAAGGCGAGCTTATTTTTACCCTTTTTACCCTCTCCCCTATAGGGGAGGGTAAAAGGGTAAAAGCTGGGGTAAAAACATGATAACCCTCGCCCTCGACTACCCGCCGACAACGAACACGTACTACCGAAACGTGCGGGGCCGGATGCTCATCAGCGAGAAGGGCCGGGCCTACCGGCAGCATGTGCAGCGCGCGGTGCTCGAGCAGCTGGGC